GCACGCTGACGCACACGTACACGCCGATCCACGAAGAGTACGGCTGCGGCACCTACGCCCGCCAGATATTCATCCCGAAAGGGGCGCTCATCATCGGCAAAATCCACCGGCACCAGCACCTGAACTTCATTCTGAAGGGCCGGGTGTCGGTTTCAACAGAATTTGGGCCAAAATTCTTTGAAGGCCCGTGCATGTTTGTGTCCGAAGTCGGCCTTAAGCGCGCGGTTTACGCTGAAGAAGACACGATCTGGGTTACGGTTCACATGACCAAATTTACAGGCGAAGAAAACCTTGATAAGATGGAAGCCGAACTTATCGCGCCTACCTACGATGATATGGGCATGATCGCGTCGGTTGAGGAACTGAGAAGGATCGCACCATGACTTTTGTTGCCTCAGCCATAGCCGCCAGTGCTGTTGTAGGCGCGGGCGCGTCCATTTACAGCTCAAGCAAAGCCGCTGGCGCGCAGAAGGCGGGCATTGACGCCTCCGCCGCCGCGCAGCGCGAGATGTTCGACAAGCAGACCGAGCTTCAGGAGCCGTTCCGTCAGGGCGGCATCACGGCGCAGAACCGGCTGCTGACGGTTCTAGGTCTTCGCCCTGCTGAAGGGTCTGGCGTCACCGTAGACCCAAACTCGCCCGACTTTGGTAAGTACGCTGGCGACTTCGGAATGAAAGACTTTCAAGCCGACCCAGGCTACGGTTTTCGTCTGTCTGAAGGCATGAAGGGCTTGCAGAACTCGGCGGCCGCGCGCGGTCTGCTGTCGTCCGGCTCAACGCTCAAGGGCATTACGGACTACGGTCAGAACGCGGCGAGCCAAGAGTACGGCAACGCCTACCAGCGTTACCAGACCAACCGCGCCAATCAGCTCAATCCGCTGACCGGCATCTTGGGCATGGGCCAGACGGCTATTAACAATGTGTCCAACGCGGCGGGGCAGCTAGGGCAAGGTCTGGGTCAGGCCGCAGCCGCGACGGGTGCTGCGAACGCCTCGTCCTACATAAACTCTGGAAACGCGCTCAACAACGCGCTGAGCGGCGGCGTAAATTCGTATATGAACTACAACAATATGCAGGGATACAACGCCCGCACTGCGGCGATGAACGCTGGCGGTCAAACCCCCATCAGCGGGTACTACTAGCCCATTCATTTCTGAGGGTCTGACCAATGGTTGACTACAACATCGCGATCCCCCAGCAGCAGCTCTTCCAAGCTCCTGACGTAATGCAGAACGCTATGCGTATGCAGCAGATGGAGCAGATGGGCGCGACTTCCCGCCTGCGCAACATGCAGGCGCAAAACTTGCTCGCGGCGCAGCAGCAGACTGCCGCTGAACGCGCGCAGGCGGCAGCTATTGAAGAAGAAGCATCTGGCGCGGTGCGTGGGGGCGCATCTCCGACCGAAGCCGCTCAAAATTTAACCCGCGAAGGCAAACTTGGTGCTGCAGCAAGAATTTCCGCGCATGGAGAAACTCTTTCCAAGGGCCAGCAAGCTGAACTGGATACAGTGGACAACACTCTTAAAGGGTTTGGGTACTGGTCCACGCATGTTAGGTCGCCAGAAGAAGCAGGGTCACTTGGCGCTGGCATGTTTAACACGTCTAGACTTCGCCCGTTTTTTGAGTCGATAGGTATTAAAACACCTGAACAAGCGGCGCAAAAATTTAGCACCGATTTTGCCACAGATGAAAACGCTTGGCGTACTGGGCTAGCAAAACTAGACGCGCCAACGCTTTTTTCCCTGCGCGCCGCTAAACAAGTTGAGCTTCCCGGCGGCGGGAAGGGGACAATAGACCCGAACAGGCCGGGCGTTATTAACGAGTCTGTTATCCGCGAAGCGGGCGCGCAGGACACGTACCCGGTCAGCCCTACTCGTGTTGCGAATATGAACGCAGCCGCCGGGCGCACTGGTAACGCACCTATCGTACAAGACCGCGGCCAAGGGATGCGTGTGGCTATGGGTGGTCCTGCACCGGGCGAGCCCGTCAATGCGCTGGCTGCTGGGCAACGGCAGCAGCCCGCCGTGGTGGGTAACGCTATGGCTGCGCCGCCCGCCCCAGCGTCGCCTTACGGCGAGCTTGTACCGCTCCCCGCCGCGCGTGCCCCCGGCGTTGTCGGGTCTGGCGCGTTTGCGCAGCGCGTTGAAGAAAAGAAACTGGCGGAAGCTATTAAACAAGAAGGGCTTAAGACAGAAGCACGTGCGAAGGCTGAATTGAACGTGTCCGTTCCTGAAGCCCAGCGTTTAAAAGACATAGGCAAACAAGAGTTTCAAGGGTCTTTGGCCGCTATGGTGGACCAGTACAAAGACCTCGGCAGACAAGGTGTACTTATTGAAAAAGCAACAAGCCTTGGTCAACGCGCGCTTACTTTTGCAGGCGCGCAAGCGCCGGGCATTGCGGGCGTTGTGTCCCCCGAAGCGGGCGGGCCAATGCAGACCCTTACGAACATGCGCAGCACACTCTTGACGGGGCTTATGGCCGCGACGGGCATGTCCTCCAAACAGATCGACTCCAATAAGGAAATGCAGAACTATCTCGACGCGATGACATCGCCGGGGCAGACTGTGAAGACAATTACAGATACGTTCAACGAACTGAGCCGTAAATACGGCACGGGTCAAACGATCAAGCCGGAAGATATTTCTCCACCCAAATCTTCAAGCGGTATTCCTTCAGGCCGCAGATCGGCTGCGCCTGCCAAACCGACCGAACGCCCGCCGCTTAGTTCATTTGGAGGATAACGCGCATGGCGTTCGACATTGAAGGCGCGAAACAGGCGGGCTACAACGACGCCGAGATTGCCGACCATCTGGCAAAACAGTCAAACTTTGACCTCGCGGGCGCAAAGAAGGCCGGGTACAACGACGCGGAAATTCTGCAACATCTGACCGGCCCGCCGGGCGTTAAGAGCGAAACCGTCCCTGAAGACGGCCCGCGTCCGCTCACGATCCGTCGTGGCGAGCCGCGCGCTGCTGCGCCAACAGAGATGCCCCAAGCCGAACCCGACACGTCGCTTACGCAGAACGCGGGCGTGCTCGCGCGCACCTTGGCCCCCTACGCTACGGCGGCGGGCGCTGGTGCGCTCATGGGTGCGCCTCTTGGTGGTGTCGGTGCGATACCTGGTGCTATTGCTGGCGTCGGCGCGCTGGGCCTTGGAAATTTGGCGACCGGCGCGTACAACCTTGCCGCGCCCATGTTTGGCGGTTCGCAGATCGCAAATCCGTCTGAGGCCATCCGCAACGCTTTTGCCGCTGGCGGCGTAGGCCGCAAGCCTGCCACGTCCGAACAGGCGCTGATGGCGGCGTCTATGGAGGGCGGCTTGGACGCGCTTTCATTGGCGGGCGCAGGGCGTACCCTTGGGGGCAAGATTGGCAACTTTTTCGCCGCGAAGCCCGCCGTTCAGGCGGCTGGCGGCGTTGGCGCGGCGGCGACGCCGGTCGCCATGCAGGAATACTACGGCGTTGAAGACCCGTACGCTCTCGCGGCGGGTAGCCTTATCGGCGGCATTGCGTCGGCTAGAACCGGAGCCAACGTAGCCGAGTCGGCCACGCGGCTGCGCGATCTGGCGAAACGCTACGTAGAGAAGTCCAACATATCGTCGGAAGCCCTCAAGCAGCGCGCCCAAGCAGGCTTCAACGCAACCGACGCCAGCGGCGTCGTGTACGACTCTGCGGCGCTTAACGGCCTTGGCACGCAGACGCGCCGGGATTTGGCTCAGTCCAATTACGACCCTACGTCGCCGCGATACACCGCCGTCAACGCTGCGCTCGCGCGTGTGGATGAATTGGCGCGCAACGCGCAGTCCATCGGCAATCTGCATAACCTACGACAAGATCTTGGGTTTTTTCGCAAGGGTGCCAGCCCTGACGAAGCCCGCATGATCGGCAAAATCATCAACAATCTTGATGAATTTGTTGCTGCGCCGAAGAACGCCACGTTTGCGGCGGCAACCGATGTTGCGGAAGCGGCCAATACGCTTAAATCATCCCTCACGGATTGGTCCCGATTGGTAAAGTCCGACCAGATTGAGACCGCAATCAGCCGCGCGTCTCTTATGGAAAGACCTTTTGCAGAAGCGTTGCAGTCTCAATTTAAGACCATTGTCAACAATCCTCGGAGGATTGCCCGCTTTAGTAAGGAAGAACAAGCCGCAATCCGCGCCATAGCCACAGGGCAAAACGAGTCTACGACGCTCAAACTTCTTAGCCAGTTAGCGCCCAGCCTTAAACTGCGCGACATTGTTCGCACGGGCGCGTCTGGCGTTGTGGGCGCTGCGGGCGCGTATACTGGGTCAATCCCGCTTATGGCAACGGCAGCAGGCATGAGCGCGGCGGGATTGGGTGCCCGCGCGGCGCGAAACGCCCTAGCTGGCGTGGAAGCCAACGCCCTAGCCGCAGCCATGCGACGCGGTGATGTCCGCGCGCCCATGAACGTAACCACGCAAGAAATGCTCCGCCGCGTGCCTCCGCAAATGCTTATGCAAGATCAACAATCCAACCAGTGACCGGTGACATGGAACCTCAAACGCTTATCAACATCGCCGGAGGTCTTACCCTTTCAATCGTGGGCTGGCTGGCCCGCGAGCTGTGGGGCGCGGTCAAGGACTTGCGCGAGGACATCCATCGGATTGAGATCGACCTGCCCAAGACCTACGTCCCCCGCGCGGACATTGACGCACGGATGAAGCACATCGAGGACATGTTCCAGCGCATCTACGACAAGTTAGACGCAAAGGCGGACAAGTAATGGCATTCGGCATCGACGACGCCATCGCTGCGGCGCTCAAGGTCCTCGACAAGTTCGTGCCCGACCCGCAGGCCAAGGCGAAGGCGGAGGGCGAGCTGCGCTCCAGCCTTCAGGCGTGGGACAAGAGCCAGACCGACGTCAACGTCGTTGAGGCGGCCAACCCGAACCTCTTCGTCTCCGGCTGGCGTCCCTTTATCGGCTGGGTCTGCGGCGCTGCGCTGGCCTACCAGTACGTTGCGGCTCCGCTGCTGATGTGGGTAGCCACCAGCCTGCACATCGCGCTGTCAGCCCCTCCCAAGCTCGATGGGATGCTATGGGAGCTGGTCTTCGCCCTCCTCGGCATGGGTGGCCTTCGCACGCTGGAGAAGGTTAAGGGAGTGGCGTCCAAATGAAGTCCAACTTCGACCGTTCCTTGAAGATGATGCTGGCGCATGAGGGCGGCTACGTCTGCAATCCGAAAGATCCTGGAGGCATGACAAACCTCGGCGTCACCAAGGCGACGTGGGAATCCTACGTCGATTGCGACGTGACAGAGTCGCAGATGCGGGCGCTGACGCCCGCCAAGGTCGCGCCGCTGTACAAGGAGCGGTACTGGGACGCCGTGCGCGGCGATGACCTGCCAGCAGGCGTGGACTTCGCCATGTTCGACTTCGCGGTAAACTCCGGCTCCGTGCGCGCCATCAGGACGCTGCAATCGTCGCTGGCGGTCCCGACAGACGGCATGATCGGCCCGCGCACGTTGAAGGCCGTCAGCATGATCGAGCCGGGCGTCGTCATCGACAACCTGTGCCGCGAGCGTGTGCAGTTCTTGGCCCGGCTCTCGACCTACAAGACCTTCGGGCGCGGCTGGATACGCCGCGTCAACGAAGTGGAAGTGCAGGCTAGGGAGATGGCTGCGCGGCCCGGAGTGTAGCGAGCAGCTCGTCACGCTCGCGCGTGGCCCGCAGGGACGTGAACCGCTGATGCAGCCGCACGACGACGGTACCCCGGCGCATCCCGATTAGTTCGTCATGCAGCAACTGCTGGACCGCCGCTTCGGACAGCGACGGCAGCTTCTTGTTAAGATCGCGCCAATTAAGTGTCATGCTTTCAGTTCCTCTAGGGCTATGTCCGAGATCGCGCGCTTGTCGCGCAGGGCGGACCAGATCCGTTCGTCGATAGTCTTATTACAAAGCAGCAGGTAACACCAGACCGGCTGCGTCTGCCCGCCCCGGTGCAGGCGTCCGACCGTCTGCTCGTACAGCTCCAGCGACCACGGCAGCGACACGAACACGATCTTGTTGCCGCCGTGTTGCAGATTGAGACCGTGGCCGGCAGACTTGGGGTGGATCAGCAGCAACTCGATCTGGCCCGCGTTCCAGCGTTCGATGGCGCGGGCGTCGTCAATCGTCTGGGCGTGCGGGAACCGGCGGCGCAACTCGGCCAACTCCTCCTTGTAGTTGTAGACGACGATGGTGTTGGCCCGCTGGTTCTCGTCCAGCAGCTCGGCCAGCCGGTCAAACTTGTGGCCGCTGATCCAGATCGCGCGCTTGTCCACGTCGAACTTGCCCGGCCTGTCGCTGGCGGTTGAGGTGCTGTGGTAAACGAACCCGGACGCCATCTGTTGCAGCTTGCTCGTCACGGCGGCCGCGTTGGCCGCAACGACCTGCGCCGATCCCAGCTCCAGCATCAAGTCGCGCTTCATGACGTTGTAGGGCTTGATGTCGGCCATGTCGCACGCCAGCTCGACCGTGTGGAGCGGCGGCAACTTGTCGGCGTAGACGCCCGGCTCCAGCACGAACGTGGCGGGCTTGATCGTCGCCATGATCTGCTCCAGCGATCCCTTGCGTGGCGACCACTCGCCAAAGTCGCGGTTGATGCAGACGAAGTAGCGTTGCAGGAACGCGCCCTTGGACCGGCCCAGCAGCTTCTGGTCCACGATCTTGCACTGCCCGAACACGTCCTCCAGACCGTTGGACGTGAACGACCCGGTCAAGCCCCAACGGTAGCGCACGCCCTTGAGAAGCTTCTCCAGCGCCTTGAACCGCTTCCCGCTGGGGTTCTTGACGCGCGTCAGCTCGTCGAACACCACGCCGTCGAAGCGGGCCATGTCGGCATCCGTCAGCGTCTGGATGTTGTCGTAGTTCATCACGACCACCTCCGCGTCGGACGCCAGCGCCGCCGCCCGCTGTGCCGGTGTGCCGACCGCCAGCGCCATCGTCAGCCTTGGCCCCCACTTGGGCCGCTCAACCGGCCACACGTCGGTGCAGACCCGCTTGGGCGCTAGGATCAGCCACCGCCGGGCGTAGCCGTCCGACACCGCCGCCGCCAGCGCCGTGAGCGTGATGGCGGTCTTGCCCGCGCCGACCGGCGCGAGGATCATGGCGGTGTCGTGCTCGAACAGGAAGTCTGCCGCGTCGTCTTGGTACGGTCTAAGGCGCAGCGTCAAGGTACGCTCCTATGACTTCTGCCGCGACTTGCGGGACGATGGCATTGCCGTAGGCGCGCAGGCGTCCCACTCTGGCGGGAACCCCATGAGCCAAGAGACAAACGCCGGATTTAACGCGCCTCGATTTTCCGTCTGCTCCGATGGCCCATTCCACACCGTCCGACCAAGCAGACCGTTCGTCTCCACGTTCGCGCAGAACGATCCGTCCTTGTGATCCCGACTCGTCGGCGTCGGCCACAAGTGAACCGCTTGCTTCAACGCCAGCCCACCCTGACGCCCCGGCGGTATCTTGTCGCCCGTGCCCTCGTTCGCGCGCGGAGTCGGCCACATCGAAATCGCCGCCGCCCATCCGAGCTTGTTCGGCGTTGTCCGACCGTCCCCCGAACAGGTCAGGTTCGTATCGTTCCCGGCGTGCGCCGATGTCGGCGTCGGCCACATTCCCTTGGCCACCTGTGAGAGATCGATCTGGATCTTCTTGCCGTTGTGATAGGGCGTGTTGCCCCGCCACTCGTCCGCGTGGGCTATTGACCGGCCGCCATTGGGCAACGTTGGCGTTGGCCACAAACCACAGTCGATCTCTTCGGTGGGGCGCATTGACGGCACAAGCCGGAACAACGACCGCCCCGCAGGCGTAGCCGATGCCTTCCAAGTCAGTAGACACTCCGTCGAGCCAGTCCTTGCCAACCGCTGCCGCAACTTGTTCTCCCATGACGACAGGGGGCCGACAGGCTCTAATGAGGCCGAAGAAGACGGGCCAGAGGTGGCGCTCGTCCGCCGTGCCCTTTTGCTGACCGGCGGTGCTGAAGGGCTGGCAGGGGGCGCTTCCGGTCCACAGGGGCCGCTCGTCGGGCCATCCGGCGAGGCGGGCGGCAAGGCTCCAGCCGCCGATACCGGCAAAGAAGTGGCATTGTGTGAAACCGCGCAAGTCCGCAGAATCCACGTCAAGAATGGATCGCTCATCAACTTCCCCTTTGGCTATCAGACCTTTGTCTATGAGGTTACGCAGCCAATGGGCGGCGTAAGGCTCCATCTCGTTGTAATACGCGCTCACAAGCCCGTCTCCCGCGCCCACTCGTTAATCTCTTCGCGCGACCACAGGCAGGCGTAGTCCTGCCCCAGCGCCAGCATGTCAGCGGCAAACTTCGTCTGGAGCGGTGCCAGCCGCCCGCCCTTCTTCTTCAGCTCCACGAACCACGTCTGGCCGTTGGGCAGGCACGCCACTTGGTCCGACACGCCGCGCAGCGTGGGCGACTTGAACTTGTACGTCCGCCCGCCCATGCGGGCGACCGTCCAGATGAAATACGCCTCGATTTCTTTCTCAAGCATTTTTCTGCTCCCGTTGCAAAAAAAGGTATTGCATGACTGCAAAGGATTGTCTAGTGTCCGTCTTGTCAAAAACACGAAAGGTTCACTGATGGCCCAACACTCCACTATCGTCGGCGGTTCAACCGCCAAGCGCGTCATCGCTTGTCCTGGCTCGGTCAAGCTCGTCCAGCAGATGCCAGAAAAGCCGTCCAGCAAATACGCGGACGAGGGCACGCTGCTGCACAACGTCATCGCGGAGATCCTCACGACCGACCGCACGCCTGAGAGCTACCTCGGCACGGTCTACGAGGGTATCACGCTCGACCAAGACCTGATCGACGCCAAGCTGCGCCCGGCGCTTGATGCGCTGGACGCGATCGACCCCGACAAGGAAATGACGTACGCCGTCGAGCAGGTCGTCGGCTTCGACACCGCGCTGCCGGGCGTGTTCGGCTCCGCCGACCTGATCGGCCGGCTGGGCAACCGCGCCATCGTCCTCGACTGGAAGTTCGGCTCTGGCGTCGCCGTGGACGTGGAGGAGAACGCGCAGGCGATGTTCTACGCCGCTGCCGCCATGCGCACGCCCGCCACGATGTGGGCGTTCCAAGGCGCGACCGAGATCGAGTGCATCATCGTGCAGCCGCCCTATGTCAAACGGTGGTTGACGTATCCGTCGCGCATCGCGTCGTTTGAGCGCGAGCTGATCTTCGCCGTGCGCGGCGCGATGCTTCCCGACGCCCCGTTGGCGTCTGGCGACCACTGCCGGTGGTGCGCGGCCAAGCCGACCTGCCCGCTTATGACCGGAGCTGTGGAAAGGGCGCTAAAAATTAAGTTGCACGCCATAGACGCGGGTCGAATTGGCGAGTATCTTAAAATGGCTGAACTGCTAGAGGCATGGATCAGCGGCGTGAACGAGTTGGCGTACCAGATGCTGGACGAGGGGCTGTCGGTCCCCGGCTACAAGCTGGTCCCCAAGCGCGCCACGCGGAAGTGGATTGACGACGAGGTGGCGCTGCAAGCGTTGGAGCGTCTCGGTCTGGCTACAGAGGAATTGGTGGAGACTACGGTCGTCAGTCCGGCGAAGGCGGAGAAGCTGCTGAAGAAGCAGAAGGTTCCGCTGCCTGCTGACCTCGTGGTCGCCATCTCAACGGGCAACACGCTGGCAACCGAGGATGATCCTCGCCCGGCGGTGGTGCAGATCGGAAAGCAGCTCGCTTCCGCTCTTGGTAAACTCGTCTAAAGGAAGAACGTAATGTCAAATCTCACTGTGTTCGGTTCTGCTAACCTTCCCTCCGCCGCCTCTCTGGCGGACTCCCTGCGCAGCATCAAGACCGGCGTGTCTGATGCAGGCGTTAACGTCATCCTCAAGATGGACAAGACCGGACACTGGGTGTTCGGCGCTGACCAGACCGAAGTCGAGGCCGACTCGACTTGGGCCATCAACCCGTTCTCGTTCGTCCACGGCTTTATTGCTTGGGGCGAGGGTGACGTGTTGGGCGAGAAGATGGTGCCGGTGTCGCAGCCGCTGCCAGAGCTTGACGCCGCCCCGGCGGGTGCCAAGCGTGGCTGGGAGACGCAGGTCGGCATGTCGCTGAAGTGCCTGTCTGGTGAAGACAAGGACATGGAGGCCCGCTATACGGTCACGTCCGTTGGCGGTAAACGCGCTGTGCAGGCGCTCGCGCTTGCCATCGCTGGACAGGCCGAGAAGGACCAGGCCAAGTACGTCCCGGTGATCGTGCTCAAGAAAGAGCATTACATGCACAAGTCCTATGGCCGCATTTACACCCCGCTGTTTGACGTGGTGGAATGGATGGCTATGGATGGTGGTTCGACCGAAGTTGATGCGCCTCCCGTCGCTGATGCTCCGGCTGAAGCTCCCGCCGATCCGCGTCGCCGTCGCCGCGCGTAAGGGAGAGTGAAAGCGGGCGCTGGCTGTTCTCCCCCGGCCAGCGCCCGTGAGTAACTGAGAGACATCATGACAACACTCTGGCTCGATTTCGAGACGCGCAGCCGCTGCGACCTTCGCTCGCGCGGCGTCTACAACTACGCGCAGGACCGCTCAACGTCCGTGCTGTGCATGTCCTACGCCTTTGACGACGACGAGGTCGTCACGTGGACGCCAGACCAGCCGTTCCCGCGTCGCGTCGCGGAACACACAGGCCAGATCAGAGCACACAACGCCGCCTTCGAGCGGCTTATCTTTTGGTTCGTCCTGTGCCCCGACCAAGGCATCCGCGAGCCGTCGCTGTCGCAGTTCTATTGCACCGCGACGCAAGCCCGCGCCAACTGCGCGCCCGGCTCGCTGGAGGACGTGGGCCGGTTCAGCGGCGCGACGATGAAGAAGGACCACCGCGGGTCGCAACTGATCCGCCTGCTGTCGGTTCCGCGCGCTGACGGGACGTTCAACGACGATCCGGCGCTGCTGGACGAGATGTACCGTTATTGTGACCAAGATGTCCGTGCCATGCGCGCCATCAGCCGCAGCCTGCGCGACCTGTCCGCCGAAGAGCTGGCCGACTACCACGTCAACGAGCGGATCAACGACAGGGGCGTGCGCGTCGATCTCGCGCTGTGCAACGCAGCGGTCAAGTACGCCAGCGACGAGCTGGTGGAGATCCAGCAGATCGTGGCCGAGGTGACGCAGGGGGCCATCACGAGCGTGCGCAGCCCGAAGATGCGCCAGTGGGTGCAGGACCGCGTGGGGCCGGAGGCGCTCAAGCTGATGACCGTCATGAAGGACGGCGTCGCGAAGGTGTCCATCGACAAGAACGTCCGCGCCAACCTGCTGACGTTCGCCGCCGAGAACCCCGACGAGGTGCCGCCTGACGTGGCCGAGGTCATCCAGTGCGCTGACGACCTGTGGGCGTCCAGCGTGGCGAAGTTCAACCGGCTGGCGGCGCTGGCCGACGACGAGGACCACCGCGTCCGTGGTGCGTTCGTGTTCGCTGGCGGTGCTGCCACCGGGCGCGCGTCATCCTACGGCGCGCAGGTCCACAACTTCGCCCGCAAGTGCGCCAAGGAGCCAGCCGAGACACGCGAGGCGATGGTGCGCGGCCACAAGATCGTGCCGCTGTACGGCCGCCGCGTGACCGACGTGTTGAAGGGTATGCTACGCCCGGCGCTGCTGGCGAGCGATGGCAACTGGCTCGCCGTGGCCGACTGGTCGTCCATCGAGGCGCGCGTCAATCCTTGGCTGTCGGGCCGTGGCGACGCCAAGCTGGAGCTGTTCCGCAGCGGTCGCGATGTCTACAAGGTCAACGCGATGGCGACGTTCCGCGTTGAGTTCGACGACGTGACGCCTGACCAGCGTCAAGTTGGAAAAGTTCAAGAACTTGCGTGTGGCTTCGCTGGCGGTGTCGGCGCGTTCGCCGCCATGGGCCGCGTCTACGGTCTGGCGTTGCCAGAACCGGAGGCCAAGCGCATGGTGGACGGCTGGCGCAAGGCGAACACTTGGGCCTTGCCGTTCTGGCAGGATCTGGAGGAGGCGTATACGCGCGCCATGCGCCACAAGGGTCACGAGTTCACGGCTGGCCGGATTACCTACTTGTTTGACGGATCGCACCTCTGGTACGCTCTGCCTTCCGGCCGCGTGCTCTGCTATCCCTTCGCGCGGCTGGAGACCGAGGGCGTCACTTACGCCAAGGCGTCATGGAAACCCGCAGCAGATGCGAAGGAATGGCCCCGCGCCCGGCTCTGGAAGGGGCTGGCGTGCGAGAATGTGACGCAAGCGACGGCCAACGACCTGTTGCGCTACTCGCTGCGCGAGTTGGACGCGGAGGGGTTCGAACCCGTGCTCCACGTCCATGATGAGATCGTCCTGGAGACGGACGACCCCGACCGTACGGTCGAGGCGATGAAGCGGATCATGTGCTCCACACCGACGTGGGCCGAGGGGCTACCACTCGGCATTGAGGTGCACACGATGAGACGTTACGGGAAGTAAACGGGGAGAACGGGAACATGAGAGACTTTATCGAGTTCATCCAAGGACTGGCCGAGCACGGCGAGACCGCGCTGCTGGTGCGCCAGAAGCCGGTTATCCGAGACGGCGTGCATCAGTTGCACGGCGACGGGAAGCTCAAGTACACATATCCGGCGTATATGCCGACGCACACCATCAAACCCGGCGAATCTTGGTATATGAATACCGGGTCTTTCATCCTTGATCGGTTTGAGAACGGACGCCCCAGCGCCACCGCAGCCAATTGCGAGTTCGTGCTATGCCTGATGCTGGACGACATCGGCACGAAGTCCAAGGAGCCGCCGTTGCCGCCGACGTGGGTCATCGAATCATCGCAGGGATCGTTTCAATGGGGCTACGCTTTCAGCGACCAACCGACCAAGGCCGAGTTCAGCGCCGCTGTTACCGCCATTGCCGAGGCGGGCTACACCGACCCCGGCGCGACCAACCCCGTGCGCAACTTCCGCATTCCGGGTTCAACTAACCTTAAACCCGGACGCGATGGGTTCAAGTCAAGGCTCGTTTCCTTTAATCCCGAACGCGAGTTTACCCTGCCGGGGATCTGCGCCGCGCTTGGCGTGACGCCAGCCGAGGCCGACACGGCCAGAGTCATCAGCTTCCGCCTGCGCGACACCGGCAAGGACAGCGTCTTGGAGTGGCTGAACGACAAGGGGCTGGTGTTGTCCAACGTCAACGCCGAGGGCTGGATGGGCGTCGTCTGCCCGAACAACGCCCAGCATACGGACGGCCAGATCGAAGCGCGCTACAAGCCCCTCGACCGCTCGTTCTGCTGCTACCACGGCCATTGCGAGGACTTCAACAGCCGTGCCTTTCTCGGCTGGGTCTGCGATAATGGTGGGCCGCGCGTCAATCCCGGCCTGCGTGACGAGCTGTTGGCCGAACACATGAACAAGGCCTTGTCCAAGATGACGCCATCCGACATGTTTACCGACGACGCCGCCAAGGTCATCGCGGACGTGGAGCGCAAGGAGTTGGGCCGCGTCGAAAAGAAAGACTGGTATGAACGTTTCGCCTACATCTCCGACGACGACTCGTTCTTTGACATCCGCGACTGTCGCGAGCTGGGCCGCACGACCTTTAACGCGATTTATCGCCACGTCCCCTGCCAATCAATCCACAATGGGCGCAAAGTCGAGGCGTCGATCTGCTTCGACGAGAACCGCCAAGCCATGAACGCCCGGCTGCTGCGCGGTGTCACCTACGCTGCTGGCGAGGCCGTGCTGGTCGCGCGCGACGGCGAGGTGTTTGGCAACCGCTGGCGCAACGCGCGGCCGGACGTATCGGGCGTGACGCCCGGTGACGTGACGCCGTGGCTGGACCACTGCCGACTGCTGGTGCCGGAGCCGGAGGAGCTGGAGCACACCCTCAACATGATGGCGTTCAAGGTGCAGAACCCCGGCATCAAGATCAACCACGCGGCCTTGCATGGTGGTGACGAGGGCTGTGGCAAGGACAGCATGTGGGCACCCTTCATCTGGGCCGTCTGCGGCCCCAATCTGCGCAACCGTGGCCTGATCGACAACGACAGCCTGTCCTCGCAGTGGGGCTATCAGCTTGAGAGCGAGATCCTGATCCTCAACGAGCTGAAGGAGCCGGAGGCGGCGCAGCGCCGCGCGCTCGCGAACAAGCTGAAGCCCGTCATCGCCGCCCCGCCCGACATGATCGTCGTCAACCGCAAGGGGCTGCACCCCTACAACATGCTCAACCGCATGTTCGTCTTGGCGTTCACCAACGACCCGGTGCCGATCAGCATTCCCTCACAGGACCGCCGCTGGTTCTGCCTGTGGTCTAACGCGCCGAAGATGGAACCGGCGGATGCTGACCGTCTGTGGGGCTGGTACAAGACGGGCGGCTTCGAGAAGGTCGCGGCGTGGATGTACGCCCGTGACGTGTCCAAGTTCAATCCGGCGGCCGCGCCGCCCTTTACCGAGTTCAAGGCGAACCTGGTCGAGCATGGCATGAGCATCGCGGAGAGCTTCCTTGTAGACCTGATCCGCGTCAAGGCTGGCGAGTTCTCGCGCGGCGTGATCGGCTCGCCGTTCTTCTCGCTCTGCGACCGTCTGGTCGCGTCCGCTCCGGCGGGCGTCAAGATCCCGCAGGCCGCGCTGCTGCACGCGCTGAAGGAAGCCGGGTGGGTGGACATGGGGCGGCTGGCGTCTGCCTCGCACATGACGAAAAAGCACGTCTTCGCCACGCCTGACATGGCGCGCGACCACAGCAAGTCGGAGCTGCGCAACATGCTAGAGGCCCCGCCCGCGTCAGGCTTGAAGGTGGTCAAGTAGGCAATAAAAAACCCGGCTGATGAAGCCGGGTTTCTTTTTAGTGTTCGGTCTGTTTGCTCAGGAACTCCACCACGGCTTCCGCCGTTCGGGTACACGATCTGCACGGCCCGTCAGCGCAGGGCACGTCCTCGTCAATGGCGGCGCAGATCACCAACGCCAGCTCGTCCAGCTCATCGTCGGTCATTAAACAGGCTCCACAGCAGCGCCGTCAGCACCACGATCATCGTTGCAACCAACAATATTTCCACCATGATTTAACTCCATTAGTTGCCGGCGCAGCTCGTTGCGCTGGTGGCGGACCCTTTCCAATTTTCTGCGCAAGTTCTCCGAGTAGTTCCGCGAGCTTGCGAGCTGCCGCTCGATGTACTCGATGTGCGCAGCGGCCAGCAGCGACGCCTTGCAGCCGTCTTCGGCTGCCAGCGCCCGCAGCGCCGCCTTATGGTCGATCATGTGGCGGCCTCCCATTCTTGCGCGGTGGCGCGCCCGTGCGCCTCGCAATAATCCTGACGTGGCCCGGCGAGCGCAGCCCGAACAGGCGCATGATCTCGGTCAGTTTGCGCCCGGCGATGTAGTGCTGCGCGATCAACTTGTCGCGTGCTGCGAGTGCCTTCACAGCCCCTCTCCTTCCTCGCAGTCGATCTCGACCTTCACACAAGCAAGGCGAGTGAAGCTAGAGTTGGCGTCAGCGGTCTTTCTGTCTACCCACCCCGCAAAGCCGTTTGAATACACATTCACCCACACCGTCTGCTGGATGCGCGGTTTTGCTTCAAAGAGGTCGTCATTACTTTGCAGGCTGGTCAGTGATTGCCCACAATTCCACCAACTTGCTTGCTGCCAATAGCCGCTACATGTTTTAATAGCGCCGTGAACTGCGGTGCCACCACGTCCATCCACCGCATAAATGCGAACCTCGCGGCCATCGCGTGTGTGGTACGTTTTATCGATATCAATCATCTCAAACCCTCCCAAAGGTCACATTCTTCTCGGCGCGGATGTCCTGATTGCGCCACGTCCAGCACTCGCCGTCATCCTGAAAAACCACCCAGCACAGGTCATGCTCGGCCCCATAATCAATCAAGACGTGCGCCAGCCCCTTGCCTTGCGGCGTCACGACGGGCAGGGGCGGATTAAGTTGCAGCATCATCGGACGCCTCCCTTAGCGCCGCGCGGGCAATGTGGTGGCAGGCAAAATTTTCGGGCATCTCATCCATAATTTCCCGCAGCGCCTCCCGCAGCCGCTCGATCTCGTCGGCGGCTTCGTATTCTAGATTTGTAGCAAAGCCCTCACGCAGGCGTTCCACAAGATCATCCATCTTTCTTCACCCTGTAAATGATAGTGAACGTGTTATGCGCGATGCCATGCCCATCAAGGATGTAGGCAATGTCGTCTTTAATCCGCCAAGCTTTCTCCAGCAGCTCTTTCTCCAGCAGCTCTTTCTCCAGCGCCTCAATACGGTCAGCAGCCGCGTCCATCAGATCGTTGTTTCCATCGCAGTATCCGCGCAGCCGCGCCACGATATCGTCAGTCATTGGCCTTCTCCCCTTCAAGCGCAACGCGGGCGATCAGCACCGCTTCCTCGTGACCGTCAGCGCAGTAGACCTTCCCGCACGGCGCGTGCGAGATCCGGCGCAGCGCGTCCCGCATCCGCTCAATCTCGTCTGCGGCTTCGGCGTAGACCCACGGATTATAGAAGGCGTCATCTAAATAAGCATAGGAGCGCAGTCGCGCTACGATGTCGTTAGGCATCTGTCTTCTCCCCTTCAAGCGCGGCGTCGGCTTCGTCGCGAAAAAAACCCCAATTTCCGTCTGCGTCTGTGTCGTGCTCTGCAATCGCCCGCAGCGCCGCGTCCTTGCGGGCGATCTCGGCCCGCAGCCGGTCAATCTCGTCCTTCATGCTGTCTCTCCCGTTCTTCGCGCCGTACATGTAGACGAGCGTCAGGTCGTCCAGATCCTCGATCATATCTCGCCCCTTGCTTTCTTTGCTCGATAGTACTCCAACGCCCTAGCGCGCTTGCGCACGGCGCTCTCGAATTGCCGTCCGTCAAGCCAGGCATCCAGCGACTGCACGCCATGCCAGACCGTCGTCGGGTCGCGCCCGCCAGACCATGCGCCAAGCTGCGGGTAGGACACCAGCAGGCTATCGCGCGCTCGCCACCATGCGAGGTGCCGGGCGGTGCTGGCGGCATGGACGCGTGACCGGCCATCGAACGTCGCCGTGTCGATCAGGCACTCAGCGCACGCCTCGCGCTTGAGCCGCTCGAACGCCGCCCGCGTCGCGTGCGGTCTCACGCTGCGGCCGCGCCGTTGACGAGCGTCACCGTCACATCCCCGGCCCCATAGCGCGGCGCAGCCATCGCCGCCTCCAGCTCCGCCAGCGCCTCGGTTGCGGCCCGCTCGGCATGGCGTGCGCCACAGGCCCGCACGTACAGCGTCGCGTATCCCGCGATGTCATGCGCGTGGTCGTCATAGTCCACATCGCCAGCCATAATTCTGGCGGTCTTTGCGAGCCAGGCTTCGCACGCCTCGCGCTGCGCGTCGGACATGCGCCGGTAGCCTGTCGAGTTGCGCAGGATCTCCTTCATGAGTTGCGCGTACGCCGCCACGTCGGCGAAGTCGCCGTGCGTCGCCTCGCGGTCAGCCAAGGTCTGTTCGATCGTCTGCGGCGCGTCCTGCGCCAGTGGGTGTGCTTTATGCTTGTGCTTGCTCATCTGTCGTCCCCCATCGTCTGATGTAATACATGATCGTGCTATGGTCCCGGCCGCAAGCCTTGCCGATCGCGGTGTAGCTCCACCCCAACGCCAGCAGGCGGCGATACACCTCCAAGCGCGGCCGCAGGTGCGCAGCGCCCGGAGACCGGCCTACCAGCACGAGCCAGGTCGTCTTGTGCGCGGCTGTGATGTCCGCGCACAGCTCAGCGAGCTGCTCCTGCGTCAGCCGGTAGCTTGCCATGCGGGCGTCCATGCGGGCGCGCCGCGCGGCCTTGTCCGACAGCTTGGCCGCGCGGGCTTGGACGTGTGGCAACGCGGCGTGCTCGGCCCGCGTGAGCTTGATCCACGCGGTGTCGGTCTTATACAGCACGGGCGGATCTGCCGGCGGCGCTGGTGCCGGTGCTGGTGCCAGTGCCGGTGCCGGTGCCGGTGCCAGTGCCGGTGCCGGTGCCGGTGCCGCGCCGGGGCGTGGCCGCCCTGTCGCGATCCGCGCCTTAACGGCCGCGTAGTGCGCCGCCCACTGGTGTCGGGCGTCGGTCATGCGCGACGCTCCGCCAGCATGGCCTGCGCGACGCGCTGGACCGTCCGGCCGTAGATGATCCGGCCGTCAGTCGTCACGCCCCGCCAGCGCCGCGCGAGCGTGGGCAGGTAACGCACGCGGGCGACGTGCCCCGCGAGGCTCCCGTCAGATGCGCGGATCTCGATAATCGGTGTCTGAGTCATTGGTGAGGTGCTCCCACAGGGCTGCTGCGCCGACTAGCGCGAAGGGAATAATGATGAACAGGACGAAGGCAATCGCGAGGTGCATCATCAGACGTCCAGCTCCTCTTGCAGGTATTCGTCGCGGGCGGTTTGCGCCAGTTCGTTCCAGTTGACATCAGACAAGAAGGCGAGCGCGAAGTCGCGCGCTAAGCTTGGCTGCGTCGCCTCTTCGATGATCTCGCCCACATAATCTTTCATCCATCCGGCGAGTTCGGTTGTGTCAAGCATGTCAAGGCACCAATCGTCCAAGTCAAAATCGTTAAACACGTCAACTTTGACGCGCCATGTCGCGTAGTTCGCAAATCCATTGTGCCTAGTCATGTCGTTTCCCCGTATCACGCACCCCTTGGCGCGCTATGAGACGGCCCGTGGGCCGTCCTTAGCGCGTCTGTCAGGCCGACTCGATCTCTGTCACGATCAAGTCGTCGCCGTCTTCGCCTGATTCGCAAGCGTCGAAAAAATCTTCATAGCCCGCGTCGCGCGCCAGCGTGTCAAGCGCGTCGTCCTTGGACGTGCCTTCGTAGATGCCGAAGCATTGGCCGGAGCGCGCGTTGCTGATCGTGTAGCTCAAAATTTCGTTAGACATGTGCTGTGCTCCCGTTGTTGCGGCGCGCTCTTGCGCCGACCTGTTCAACTTATCCCATGCTTTGCATGACCGTCAAGAATTGATTTGCAAGCCGGACGAATTATTTTTGCCCGGCTTGCATCACGTTCGCGTGACCGCGTCAGGCGGCGGCCGCGTCGGCTACGGGCGCCGCGTCCGGCCATGCGGCCATCGGCGCGCTCGCCCAGCTGTGATACGTGGCGTCCGTCCGGTCACGTATCGGCATCAGCACGCCAATAGCCTGAAAGCCGGTCCCGTACGCGAAGTCAACAACCGCCGGAGATCCGCCATTGTAGCGCACGATTGGACTGGTGGTGCGGTCGCCGCCAAGCTCTTTACGGGCCTTGGCGAAGTCGGCCAGATAGATCGGGTCGTACTGCGCAGGCTTGCCATCAAGGTCGGTCGGCATCACGCGCCGGTAGTCCGGGAAGTTGCCATCGACACGCGCGCCGCCGTACGATTCGCCAGCATGTTCGAACGTCAACTTGCCGTCGTCGCCAATCGTGAGCGTCGTTTCGTCCAAGGTCTTGAGTTTGACCTTGAGCTTGGCCACCAGATCGCGCGGCACGATCACTGACGCGTGGGCGCCCGTGGCCGCGTGCTCGCCGTAGGGCTGGCGTAGCACAATCATGCGGTGACCGTCCGTCGCGGCCATGACGACGCCGTCCGGTGTAAATTCCAAGTTGATGCCGTTCAGGTAGTAGCGTGTTTCCTCGGTCGAGACCGCGACCAGGACGGCGCGCAAGGCGCGGATATTGAGTGTGACCTTAAGCATGTGATGTTCTCCCCGTTATCGAGCGAAGGCGCTCGCATAAGCTGGCGCTTGTGCGCCAGCTTAGACTTGCGTCTCGTTTACGCCGCGCGTTCCTGCGCAGGCGCTGGTTCCCATGCGACGCACTGGCGCGCCTCAGATCCGGTTGCGCGGCATTTGACGCAATAGCCGGAGCGAAACCCGCTTGAGCTTGTGCCGATCCATTGCGCGGGCTTGCCGCATTCGTGGCTGTATGTACCGGGGTTCGCGTTGTGGCGCTTGCCGTCAGTGGCGTAAGTGGTCATGATTGCGTTTCCTTTGCGTTTTTGACTTATCCAAGATTAAGACGGGCCGCATGACTTGTAAAGTCTTTTTGTGCGGCCCGTTGTCTTTTTTACGCCGCCAGTGCGGCCGGAGCGAAGCGGCGCGCCGTAGCGCCATGGGCCATGATTGCGATGTTCGCGCGGGCCTTGGCGCTTGTGCCGCCACAGGCCTTGCAGCTAGCGCAATTCGTCTTGACGCCAGCTTCCTTGGACGCGGGGCACATTATCTCTTTGGCCAAGAGCGGCGCATCGGCCGCGCGCACGCGGAAGGTACGCCAACCGGCCGCGCGTGCTTCCAGATAGTCGGCGCCGCTATCGCATGAAGCCATGCATAGCGCCTTGAACTCAGGAAACGCGCGCCATTGGTGCGAATAGCCGTTGCGCGCGGCCGCGCGGCTTGTAGCGTGTTGCCAGATCTGGAACGGTGCGGCCGCTGGATCTCCGTACGCTCCGAGACGGACCGTAGCGCCGTCGAATAGTTCTGGCAGGATTGCCGCGTCAAAGTCGACGCCAGGGCGTGCGTAGCGGCCGCGCACGTACGCGCCATATACCGCCATGACGGATCGGCCAACGTTGACATAGCAGGAACCATTGTTTGCTGGCCGATGCTGGCAATCACCGCATACGCTGGCGTCGGCGCCGCTCTTGAGCGCGTCCAAGGGCGTCACGTCGGCGCGAATAATGAAAGTCTGAACCATGGCGCCCGTTTTCGCATTCGTTGACGCGGCCGTGATACGATTCGCGATCACGACAATCGGCGCGCCATCGATCATCGATGGCCCTTCGTAAAGCACGACGCCGGTAAAGGCCTTGCGGCGTAGCGCCTTGGACATGTCCGATGCTGATTTGATCATAGTGAAGTGTCCTTTACTTATCCAATGCGCAGGGCGCGTTTATGGGTTCAGTGCGATGGCGAGGCAGATCACGCCAGCGATAAACGCAGCGGCCGCCAAGGCGTCGAAGATGTCAGAGATAATACGCATGGGTCTGTCTCCTTTTAGCGTTTGAACGGATGCGGCAGCCATGCGCTGGCATAGCCGAGACGTGTGGCGCTGCGCGGATACCAAAAAAGCAGATACAGGCCCGCGCGGTTCGCGCCGTCGCGTGTGGGTTCGATCTTGACACCAAACCATTTGCCAACGCGCGCCGTCCAATAGTGCGGCAGTGTGTGGGTTACTTTCTTGAACATGTGCGTGTGCTCCCGTTTGCGTGTGGTGGCCGGCGGTTTCCCGCCGGCCGTTGTTGCTACCAGTTCCAAGCCTTGAGGCCGCGCGCCTTGCAAATCTTGTTTGCCTCACGCTTGCCAGCGACGGCGATCTTTTCGCCCGCCTGGTATTCTGCGCCGCCGCATGGCGCGTTGCAGATTGTCAGCTCATAGCCGGTCTTGGTCTTGTGCAAGTAAGCGATCATGTGTCTGTCTCCCGTTTGCCTATGAACAGAATATGCGCCTGCGCTGCGCCCTTGTCAAGCGATCTTTTACAAGATTGTGCGAAAAAGTTTTTGGGTCATTTGCGTAGGTCGTTTGGGTCATGCTTAGGCATTGCAAATGGTCATGCGTGACCCAACGCTAAGTGCCTGTTTTCGCTCCCATTGTCGAGGGCGATAGGTATTATTGTCATTGTTTTATGTTAAGTTAGAAAAGTTATAATATAGGTATATATTCCTATATAATATATATACAGAACTGAGGTTACCCTGAAAGCATGACCCAAATGACCAATAACCCTCTTTAATTCCGCGCAATCAGGCACTTACGCGTATTTTGCAATTGCCAATGTCATGACCCATGCACTACCCAAGCCATGACCCAAGCTTTTCCGCCCTCTACGCCAGCGCCGCCAGGCCGCGCACAATGTGCGACCCGCTTGGCAATGACAATACTGCCAATGATTGTTTGGGTCATTTGGGCAACGCAAAAACAGATTGCCCAAATTGCCAATGCCATAACGCAATAGTTCACATGTAAACTGTTCACATGTAAACCATTTGCTGCACTGCACAATGCTGCACTGCACAATGCTGCACTGCGGCATGGCGGGGGGGGAGGCCCCGACCGCGCCGGTCATCGGTCACGAAGGGTTTGCACAAACTTTTTTTTTAATTTAAAAATAACGGATGACCTGGCACTCCATTCCTCACGAACCGCGCAAACTGACCGCGACCGAGGCGCGGCTGGACGCAATCTATGACGCCGCCCGTCGTGGGCTTAAAGGCGATACGCTCGCCTTGGCGTCCGGCTTGCTGCCTACCGAGTACCGGCAACTCTGCCAATTCGACCCGCTCGCGGAGCTAGCCGAACTCAAGGGGCGCGCGGATGGCGAGATGGAGCTGTCGGGCCTCCTGCATGACGCCGCCCGTGGCGGGGACGCAAAGGCGGCGCTTGAGATCCTGAAGCACGTCCACGGCTGGGTCGCGAAGCAGCAGATCAGCGTGGATGTCGAGCAGCGCATCAGCATCACTGCTGCGTTGCAGGAAGCTAGCTCTCGCGTCATCAATGGATTTGTGATAGATGATGCGGAGGCCGTAGACGCTGTAACGTCTTACGGCCCCCTAACGCACCAGATAGGAGCTGGCGGCTATGACGCAAATTACACAGAGCGAATTGATACGTCTAGTGACGTATGACGCGAACACAGGCGTAATTGCTTGGCGCGTGCAAAGAGGCCCAAACGCAGCGGGCCGCGTGGCAGACTGCCATGATTATCACGGGTACATTGTTGTCCGCGTAAATCGGGTGCTGTACAAAGCGCACCGCCTTGCGTGGCTGTACACTTACGGTGAATGGCCGGAAGACGAGCTTGACCACATAAACCGTGTCCGCGACGATAACCGTATAGCTAATCTTCGGCTTAGCGACCGCGCGCGCAACCCTAAGAACACCGGAATGTTCTGCACCAACACCAGCGGCGTAAAAGGTGTGTCCTTTCATAAAGCTAGCCGGTTATGGCACGCGCGTATCTACGATAAGAACCGCTGCATCAGCCTAGGTTTTTACGATACTCTTGCCGCCGCCGCAGTCGCACGCGCTGCCGCCGAAGAAAAATACGGGTACAGAGCATGAAAACAATCGTTTACAGCCCGGATGAAGAACAGCGGCTTATGTCGCTTCTTTGGTCAAAACAGATCAAAGACGACCCATTGGCGTTTGTAAGGTTTAATTTTCCTTGGGGTAAGCCCGGCACGCCTTTGGAACATTTTTCTGGCCCGCGTAAATGGCAGCGCGAAGTTCTTGGCGATCTTGCGGACCACATACGCGAAAATAACGGTAAGATAGATTTTAACACGTTGCGTATGGCCGTAAGCTCCGGGCGCGGCATTGGCAAATCGGCGTTGGTCAGTTGGCTGATACTTTGGTTTATGTCCACGCGGTTAGGGTCCACAACCATTGTTTCGGCTAACAGCGAGGCCCAGCTCCGGTCAGTTACTTGGGCCGAAATAACCAAGTGGCTAAGCATGTCAATGAACAGCCATTGGTTTGAAATTTCGGCTACCCGCGTCATGGCGGCTAAATGGCTGTCTGAATTGGTTGAACGCGATCTAAGCAAAGGTACTCGGTATTGGTACGTGGAAGGCCGACTTTGGTCTGCGGAGAACCCGGACGCTTACGCGGGCGCGCACAACGTAGATGGTATGATGCTGGTGTTCGACGAAGCGTCGGGCATTGACGACGCCATCTGGTCGGTGGCCGCAGGATTTTTTACGGAGAACACGCCCAATCGGTTCTGGTTGGCGTTTTCCAACCCGCGCCGCAACAGCGGGTACTTCTACGAGTGCTTCAACTCCAAGCGGGACTTTTGGCGCAACAAGATCGTGGACGCCCGGTCGGTCGAGGGGACCGACAAGCAGGTCTACCAGCAGATCATTGACGAGTACGGCGCGGATAGCAGCCAGGCGCACGTCGAGGTGTACGGTCAGTTTCCCAACGCCTCGGATGACCAGTTCATCGGGTCGGTCACGGTGGACGAGGCCATGCGCCGCGAACGAGCCAAGGACCTGTCAGCACCCATCGTGATTGGCGTGGACCCGGCGCGGTTCGGGTCCGACAGCACGGTCATCGCCGTGCGGCAGGGCCGCGACATCATTGCGATCAAGCGGCACAAGGGCGACGACACCATGGAGACCGTGGGACGGGTCATAGAGGCCATCGAGGAGTACAAGCCAGCCATGGTCGTCGTGGACGAGGGAGGGCTGGGGGCGGGCGTCGTAGACCGCCTGAAGGAGCAACGGTACAAGATCAGGGGCGTAAACTTTGGGACGAAGTCGAAGAACCCGCTCATGTGGGGCAACAAGCGTGCCGAGATGTGGGGAGAGATGCGCGAGTGGCTCAAGACGGCCAGCATCCCGAACGACCGCTACCTGAAGAGCGACCTCATCGGGCCTATGATGAAGCCCGACTCGCGGGGTACGATCTTCTTGGAGAGCAAGAAGGACATGAAGTTGAGGGGGCTGGCGTCACCCGACGCGGCGGACGCCATCGCGGTGACGTTCGCGTTTCCGGTGGCCCGGCGCGAGGCCATTGACCGCAACCCGCGCAGAGGGTACTCTGCCGCTGGAATTTCGACTTCTTGGCTAGGAGCCTGACATGGCTAACTCAAAATCAATCGGCGTCGCGTTTCTGGATCAGGACATCATCGGCGCAGATTACGTCTACGCTGCTGGCGAGATCGGCTACAGCGCAGCCGGTCAGGGCACGGTCACGCAGGCCACCAGCAAGTCAACCGGCGTCACGCTGAACAAGTCGGCTGGTCAGATCACGATGAACGGCGCGGCGCTCGCTGCGGCCACCAACGTGACGTTCACGCTGACAAACTCAACGCTCAGCACCAAGGACGTGCTGATCCTCAACGTGTCTGGCGCGGCAACCTCTGGCGCGTACAACTGCTGGGTTAGCAGCATGTCTGCTGGTTCGGCTACCATCACGCTGCGCAACATCACGGCGGCGACCTCGCTGTCGGAAGCGGTTGTGATCAACTTTGCGATTATCCACGGCGCTCCGTAACATGCCGCTGGTCAAATCGTCCTCCAAAGGTGCCTTCCGCAGCAACATCAAAGCGGAAGTGGCGGCTGGCAAGCCGCTGAAACAGGCATTAGCCATTGCGTACTCAACCAAGCGCGCGGCGGAATCCCCGAAAGCAAAGCCTACGGCCAAAAAGGGCAAATAATGGCTGCGAACGACGTAGAAGCTGCCGGTAAGGTCTCCGAAGCTGACGACCACGACCGTCTGGCGACTATGCGCTCGCGGTTTACGATGGCGTTGTCGGCTTATTCGGACAGCCGCGAGGACGAGCTGGACGACCTGCGCTTTATGGCAGGCTCGCCCGACAACCAGTGGCAATGGCCCGCTGACGTGCTGGCAACCCGTGGCTCCGTACAGGGCCAGACGATCAACGCGCGGCCGTGCCTGACGATCAACAAACTGCCGCAGCACGTCCGTCAGGTGACGAACGAGCAGCGCCAGAACCGGCCAACCGGCAAGGTCATCCCGGCGGACGACAAGGCCGACGTGGCTGTGGCGGAAATCTTCGACGGCATGGTGCGGCACATTGAGTACATCTCGGACGCCGATGTGGCCTACGACACCGCGTGCGACAACCAGGTCACCTACGGCGAGGGCTACATCCGCCTGCTGACGGAATACTGCCGCGAGGACAGCTTCGATCAGGATCTGAAGATTGGCCGCGTCAGGAACTCGTTTTCGGTCTACATGGACCCCACGATCCAAGACCCGTGCGGCTCGGACGCCAAATGGTGCTTCCTGACGGAAGACCTGACTAAAGAAGAATACGAGCGCATGTTCCCGAACGCCTCGCCCATCAGCTCCATGATGTCGCAGGGCGTGGGCGACCAGTCGTTGAGCCAATGGTTAAGCGAGGACACGGTCCGCATAGCGGAATACTTCTACATTGAGCACAAATCGGCCAAGCTCAACCTGTACCCGGATAACGTGACCGCTATCGACGGCACGCCGCAGGACAAACAGCTCAAATTGATGTTCCAGAAGCCGATACGCAGCCGGAATGTCGATAAAAAGCAAGTGAAATGGCTAAAAACCAACGGATTTGAGGTCTTGCAAGAGCAGGACTGGGCCGGAAAGTGGATTCCGGTCATTCGCGTTGTCGGAAACGAGTGGGAAGTGGACGGGCAGCTCTACGTGTCCGGTCTGGTGCGCAACGCCAAGGACGCGCAGCGCATGTATAACTATTGGGTGAGCCAAGAAGCCGAAATGCTGGCTTTGGCCCCCAAAGCGCCGTTTATTGGTTACGGCGGGCAGTTTGAAGGCTACGAAAACCAGTGGAAGACGGCCAATACAACCAATTGGCCCTACCTTGAGGTCAATCCCGATGTCACAGACGGCGCAGGATCGGCTCTACCGCTGCCGCAGCGTGCTGCACCGCCGCTCGCTCAGACTGGCCTTATACAGGCTAAGATGGGTGCTTCGGACGACATCAAGGCCACCACGGGTCAGTACGACAGTTCTCTTGGCGCGGCCAGCAACGAACGGTCAGGCCGAGCCATTCTGGCTCGTGAAAAACAGGGCGATACGGGTACGTATCACTACGTAGACAACCTCTCGCGGGCCATCCGCTACGTCACGCGGCAGCTCGTGGACATTATTCCCAAAATCTACGACACCGAGCGTGTCGCGCGCATTGTTGGCCTCGACGGCGAAGTCGGCATGGTCAAGGTCAACCCACAGCAGCCGGAGCCTGTCAAGTCCATCGTGGACCAGACGGGCATCGTGATGGAGAAGGTCTACAACCTGTCGGTCGGCGTGTACGACGTGTGCGTCACGACCGGGCCGGGCTACATGACCAAGCGTCAAGAGGCGTTGGACGCCATGTCGATGCTGCTTCAGTCAAACCCGGACCTTTGGAAGGTTGCTGGCGACCTGTTCATCAAGAACATGGACTGGCCGGGCGCGCAAGAGATGGCCGCACGGTTTGCCAAGATCATTGACCCGAAGGTCATGGAAGGCGAAGATCAGTCCCCTGAGATGCAGCAGGCCAAGCAGCAAATTGAGGCCATGACGCAGCACATGCAGCAGATGGAAGGCATGTTGAAGCGCGTTGAGCAGTCAATGGAAGCCCAACAGCTTGACATCAAGCGGTTCGACTCGGAAGTGAAGGCATATGATGCTGAAACTAAGAGAATTTCTGCGGTGCAGGCTTCAATGTCTGAAGAGCAGATACATGACATCGTCATGGGGACAATCCACGCAGCGATTGATACAGGCGATCTGGTCAGCGGTATGCCCCCTCGTAGCCAGCTGGAACAGAACGAAATGGGCGCGGCACCTGAAGCTCCTCCTCAGATGGGTCAGCCGCCTATGGGTGAGCCGCCTGCTGGACCGCCTCCGCAGCCTGAAATGATGGGACAAGGCCAATGAAACCCGCTGAATTCATCGGTTGCATGTTCTTGGCGCGGGATGTGGCCCATTCCGTCCACTTGAACACGCGCAGCTATGCCAAACACATGGCCTTGAACACCTTCTACGACGAGATTGTCGGTCTGGCCGATACTTTTGCCGAGGCGTATCAGGGCCGACACGGGCTGGTCGGCCCCATCACGTTGCATTCGGCCAAAAAGACATCTAATATCGTGGAGTTCCTGACCGACAGCCTGGCTGAGCTTGAAGACGCCCGGTATAAGGTTTGTAACAAGGACGAGACGGCCATCCAGAACATCATCGACGAGATCGTCGGTCTGTACCTGACGACCCTTTACAAACTTCGCTTCTTGGCGTGAGGCTCTGATATGGAACTTTTGAACCCGCTTATTGGCGACCAGTTTGTAGCGCGGTCGGTGTCCTTCACCGGCACCGCTGGCTCGACTGGCACTTGGCCCGCTGGCCCACAGGGCGTCGTCGTCTGGTCCGATCAGGCGTGCTACATCTTGGTCGGCGAGGGCGTGACCGCCACGACAGCCAACGGCACACCGCTTCCGGCCAACACGCCGGTTCCCTTTGTCGTGCCTAGCGGCACGGGCGCGCCTTGGCGCGTCAGCGCCATTCAGGTCAGCACGGGCGGCACGCTGTACGCGAAGCCGATTAACATCCGATGAGCTTTGGCATCCCCGTCCGAAACGGCCTTGGGCTTGGTTTGCTGGCGTCCACGACGCTGGCAACCGGGCGCATTGCGTTTGGCCCCGGTCCCACGGGCAACGGCCTCGTCTGGGGCGCGGGCAACTACCTTGTCTGGGACACCGGCAACTTCTTGACTTGGGGTTAACACATGACGGACATCAACCTTAAAACCCTCTCGCCCGATACGTCGCTGCCGACGACGGGGTTCCTCTTCGGCGCGGACAGTCAGGCGTCCACCAACCCGTCCGTCTACTCGACCCAGACTGTCGCCACGACGCTGCTGGGGTCCACGTCGCTGACGGGTGACACGCTGACGGCTGACGCTCCGGTCCTGAACTTGGCGCAGACGTGGAACAACGGTGCGGTTACGTTTACTGGGCTAAAGTACAACGCGACTAGCACTGCGTCGGGCGCGTCGTCGTTGCTGATGGACCTTCAAGTTGGGGCGACAAGCAAATTTAAGATTGATAAAGCCGGAAATGCGTTTGTAGGAAACCCAGCAGCCGGGTTTAGCAATACGGGCATTATAGCCTTGGGGGCTGCATTTGGCACGGCTGGCGGAAGTTCCAGCGTTATTGCGGGTGAGCAGTTAGTCGTTTACTCTTCCAGCGCAAAAGTTGGGGAATATATTTTTGGCACACGGCTAAAAAACAACAGCGCGTTTACATATGAGTGGTCCAGCACCAGCTTGGCTTCGGGTGCTACAGACCTCACACTTTCCCGCAAGGGAGCCGCCAACCTCCGCTTTGGAGCCGCAGACGCAGCCTCGCCCATAGCCCAGACACTCTCCGTTCAGTCTGTTGTAGCGGGAACCACTGACGGCGCTGGTCAGAACTTCACGTTCACCGGCTCGCAGGGCACTGGCTCGGGCGCTGGTGGCAGCATCATCTTCCAAGTTGCCCCGGCTGGTAGTGCTGGCTCGGCGCAGAATGCGTTGGCTACGGCCATGGTCATTGACAGCGTCAAAACTGTCCGTCTTGGCACTGGCTACACGGTCGCCACGCTTCCAGCGGCTGGAACGGCTGGCCGTCGCACCTATGTAACGGACGCTTTGGCGCCAACATTTCTTGGGGCTTTGACCGGCGGCGGCGCTGTCGTCTCCCCTGTTTTTGACAACGGAACTGCATGGGTCTCAGCCTAAAATGGAACCTAACATGATCACGCTCAACCTCACCAACGAAGAAGCCAACGCCCTCGGAGCCCTGCTGGACGCTGCGGTCAAGGCTTCTGGCATTCAGGGGGCCAAGGCCGCAGTTATCCTTTTTGAGAAACTTGAACAGGCCGCGAAAGCAGCCCAGACCGTGGAGCCGACAGAATGACAAAGCCTCTTCTGACACAGGAGCGGGTTTTGGCGCTGTTTGAGTACCTCGAAGGTGTCCTGATATGGAAACCCAGACCCTTGTCTGATTTCGTTTCAGTTCGTGGCTATCGGATTTGGAACACAAAATTTGCGTGTAAAGTTGCCGGGTCGCGTAAAGCTGTCTATGCGGTCGTGGCGATTGATGCAATTAACTACCTTCAGCATCGCGTAATATTTCTAATGCATCATGGGTATGTGCCAGAGTTCCTTGACCACATTGACCATGATCCCAAAAACAACAGGGTGGAAAATCTTCGTCCTGCGGATAAGTCTCAAAACAACATGAACAGGCCGGTTCAGAAAAATTCGCCTTCAGGTCATAAAAATGTACACTGGAACAAGCAGCATGAAAAATGGATGGTTCGCGTCCAAAAAGATGCCGCTGTAGTTTTTGGCGGGTTATTCTCATCTGTTGAAGCGGCGGCTGAACGTGCGGCGCAGCTTCGTGGTCAAATTCACGGACAGTTTGCAAGGGGCTAACAATGGCAAATCAGTTTTTTTGGGCCGTGAACTCCATGACGGCGTACCCGGAGCACGCAGGCGAAACCAACGTCGTCTTCCAGATCGCTTGGGTCGTGTCAGCCACGGACGGCACGTACAACTCCGCCGCCTACGGCTCGGTTGACACGACTTACGTCGCCGGGACACCGTTTACCCCGTACGATCAGTTATCGCTCGATCAGGTCAACGGCTGGGTCGCCACCGCGCTTGGCCCGGACGGTATCGCCAAGGCTCAGGCCGACTGCGACGCGGCCATAGCCGCCCAGCAGGCACCCGACTTGCCCATCACGCCGCCCCTGCCGTGGAACATCCCGACGCCCGCGCCGGAGCCTGTGCCGCCGGTCGTCTGATTATTGACGCCGACGACGCCTTGTCGTAATGTCAAGCCCTAACCGTACTGGTGAGGTTTACCAGGTATCCGAAAGGACACATAGCATATGGGCGATGAAGCTCTAGACCTACCAGCGGATAACACCGCGCCGGTTGCAGAAGCCACGGCAGCTCCTGTTTCTGTTGATACCCCGCCGGATGAATCCACGACGGAAGCCTCAAAGTCTTTCACACAGGAAGAACTTGACGCCATTGTCGGAAAGCGTCTTGCACGCGAACAGCGTAAGTGGGAACGAGAGCAGGCCCAGCGCGTTGCGGACTTTGAGGCCCGAAAGGCCGTCTCAGTCACACCGCCCGACGTTAACGATTTTGACAATGCACAGGCTTACGCGGAAGCGTTGGCGGAACGCAAAGCTCAAGAGATGTTGGCCCGGCGCGAGACAGCAAAGCAGCAAGCTCAGCTTCTGGATGTCTATCACGAAAAGGAAGAGGACGCGCGGGTCCGCTACGACGACTTTGAACAGGTCGCGTACAACCCAAACCTCCCCGTCACGGACGTGATGGCCCAGACGATCCAGTCTTCGGACAACGGCCCCGATGTCATCTATTGGCTTGGGTCCAACCCGAAGGAAGCTGGCCGTATCGCTGCCCTTCCGCCCATTCTGCAAGCGCGAGAGATCGGTCGAATTGAAGCCAAACTGGCTGCAAGCCCTCCGATTAAAAAGACCTCAAATGCTCCCGCGCCTATTAATCCGATTGCAAACGCCAGATCGTCTGGCAAGCAGGTTTACGATACCACCGACCCCCGTTCCATGAAGAACATGAGCACGTCGGAGTGGATTGAAGCCGAGCGTATGCGTCAGATTAAGAAGCAGGAAGCGCAGCGCAACCGCTAGGAAATGACCTCATAGTCGGGGAAGTTCTTAGAAAGACACCGCTTACGGACAGTGAACCGATGAACGCTTGTACCTTCGGAAGCCTCGGCAAACGAGCGATACTCAACCCCCAGCACGCGGCAGCGTGTGTTTCGGGTGTGGGTTTCGCTGCGTTGTTTGCGCGACTCTTCCGAGTGTGCAGCGCGAGCAAAATACGGCCGCTTGCGGCCAAGGAGCGCAGCCCGCTGTTTCTCTTTGGTCTCTTCGGACGTAATCCGGCCCAACCTGTATTTTCGGATTTTGCTCCGCGTTTCTTCGGATCTAGCATACCGGCCCAGTCTGTACATGGCTTCAGCATGGCGCTCCAAAAGGTGCTCTCTTGCTGTAAGGCACTCCAGATTTTCCAGTCTGTTGTCCGTTTTTACCTCGTTAACGTGATGTATCTGTTTGCGTGGGTCAAAAGTCTCCATCCAACATTGTGCTACAATGCGATGGACCAATTTGTGCCCCACAACCAGATAACCCAAAGGGTGCGTTTTCGGAGCGTAAGGTCGGTATTTTCTAAGGACTTTCCCGCAACGCGATACAGCGTAAAGGTGGTTATAAGCACGGTACTCAATACCGTCCATCGTAAAGCTGATCATGTTGCGCCCTTCAGGGTGGTTACGGGAATCATTGTCTAACCTCTCTTAACAGGAATGTCAACATGAGCAATTCGCTCCTAACAATTGATATGATCACCCGGAAGTCTCTCGAAATCCTTGAGAACAACCTGGTGATCACCCGCAACGTCAACCGCCAGTACGACGACTCGTTCGCCGTTGAAGGCGCCAAGATCGGCTCAACCCTCCGCATCCGCCTGCCCGACCGCGCTCTGGTCACGGACGGCGCTGCGCTTCAGGTTCAGGACGACAACGAACAGTACACGACCCTGACCGTCTCCTCGCAGAAGCACATCGGCGTGAACTTCACGTCCGCTGAGCTGACGATGCAGCTTGACGATTTTGCGGAACGTGTTCTCAAGCCGCGTATCTCGCAGCTCGCCTCCAGCATCGACGCCGACGTCGCCAACTCGTTCCAGTCGATCTACAATTCGGTTGGCACGCCCGGCACCGTCCCGTCCACTTCGCTTGTCCTGCTTCAGGCCCAGCAGAAGCTGAACGAGTTCGCCACCCCGATGTCCCCGCGCTACGCGACGGTCAACCCGGCTGCGAACGCTGGCCTCGTTGAGGGCATGAAGGGCCTCTTCAACCCGACCTCCACCATCAGCCGCCAGTTCAAGAACGGCATGATGGGCGAAGGCATCCTCGGCCTTGAGGAAGTCAACATGTCCCAGTCGATCCGTCAGTTCCTGACCGGCTCGGCCGTGCGTACCGACTCCCTCGCCGTCAAGACCACCCTGTCCACGCAGGGCACCAACACGATCACGTTCAAGTCGGCCACCAACGCGAAGACCCTCGTCCCCGGCGATGTCTTCACGATCGCCAACGTGTACGCGGTCAACCCGCAGGTTCGTGAGTCCACTGGTTCGCTCCAGCAGTTCGTTGTGACCAACACGGTCACCTCGGCCAGCACCGAGTTTGCCAGCGTCACGTTCTTGCCGGCAATCTACACCTCAACCAACGCCCTCGCGACTGTGGACTCGTTCCCCGTCGCCGATGCTGCCGTCACCCTGCTTGGTTCGGCCAGCACCTACTACCCGCAGAACCTTGTGTACCACAAGGACGCGATCACCTTCGCCACTGCCGACCTTCTGCTTCCGCAGGGTGTCGATATGGCCTCGCGTCAGGTCCACAACGGCATCTCGCTCCGCATTGTGCGCCAGTACGACATCAACAACGACCGTATGCCGTGTCGTATTGACGTGCTGTACGGCTTCAACACAATCCGTCCGCAGATGGCTACGCGCCTCTGGGGCTAACCTAACCCGCCCCCCGGCCAACGCCGGGGGCACCTCCTTTTCTTGAAAGGCTCTTATCATGGCTCTCCCTTCTGTTGGCGGCGGCTATCAGCTTAATGATGGCAACCTGAATGAAGTTAAATTCACCGTTGCCCTTGTACCGACTACGGCGGCTGACAGCGCCACGCTGACTGCTGCTCAGTTGCTCAACGGCATCATCATCGGCACACCGACGACGACGGCGGCCTACACGCTGCCTTTGGCGACCGACCTCGACGCCGTGCTGACAAACTCCAAACCGGGCTCTACGTTTGACTTCCGCGTCATCAACACGACGACGGCGGGCGTTATCACCGTGACCACCAACACTGGCTGGTCCATCGGCAGCAGCGGCTCGCAGGGTCTCATGACCGTTGCGGCCACGGCTGGCACCACACGCGGCTTCCGCGCGCGTAAGACTGCTGACGGCGCTTGGGCGCTTTACGCTCTCTCGTAAGCAAACCGGCCCCTGCTTCGGCAGGGGCCAACCTTTACAGGAAATTCTATGCACATCTATCTGCGCCACCCGGACCACGGCACCAAGGTTGCCACGATGGACCTTGAAGCGATTTATGATGAAGAGAACGGCTGGACGCGCTATACTCCCGGCCAGCCTGCGGTAAATGCGTCGGCTAACGAATTGGTCTCCAGACGGCGCGGGCGTCGTCCTTCGGTTGAGGAAGTAGCGGCAGATGACAACGACAGCGGGCGATCAGATTAATGGCGCGCTTCGTCTCCTCGGCGTCCTAGCCGAAGGCGAAACCCCGTCTGCGGCCACGTCGCAGGATGCGTTGAACGCGCTCAACCAGATGATTGACTCGTGGAACACCGAGCGACTGGCCGTGTTCTCCACGCAGGACCAGGTGTTTAGTTGGTTGCCCGGCCTCATCTCGCGCACGCTGGGGCCGACTGGCAACTTTGTCGGCAACCGTCCAATCCTGCTGGACGACTCCACCTACTTCAAAGACCCCGCCAGCGGCATCTCCTACGGCATCAAAATCATTAACCAACAGCAGTACGACGGCATCGCCGTCAAGACTGTTACCAGCACCTACCCGCAGGTGATCTGGATCAACATGAGCTACCCCGACATCGAGATGTACATCTATCCGGTGCCGACCAAGGTGCTGGAATGGCACTTCGTCTCGGTTGAGGAGCTGACGCAGCCCGCGTTGCTGTCCACCGCGCTGTCCTTCCCGCCGGGCTACCTCCGCGCGTTCCGCTACAATCTGGCCTGCGAGTTCGCACCGGAGTTCGGCGTTGAGCCGTCGCCTACGGTGTCGCGCATTGCAATGGCGTCCAAGCGCAACCTGAAGCGCATCAACAACCCTGACGACATCATGGCGCTGCCTTACACTATCGTCGGAACCAGGCAAAGGTTCAACATCTATAGTGGTAACTACTAACCATGTTTAATTTTAGCATACTCACTGCGCGGCCCGGCTCGTTTGCCCTTCGGCAAATGCGTGCGCTCGGCTGCGTACAGGGCGTGCGCATGATTGACATTTTCGCGGTGCGTAAGCAGCTCCAAATTCTCAAGCCGATTATCGTCGCGCTTAAGATTTTTGTGGTTGACTTCAAGCCTGTCGGGTATTGGGCCGTTAAAAGCTTCCCACACCGCGCGGTGAACGGATTTATTCCTGTACACGCCGTCAACACACGGCGCAAAAATCATATACGACTGCCTATTGAACCTTGGGTTAACAAGCCGAAACTCTTCGTTGCCCACCCAAGTTTTGCCGGTTTTGATAGCAGACGCAGTGGCAATGCTGGTATTCAAAAACGCCGCAATTTCGCGCAACTTCGCACCTTGCGTCAGCATCTGTTTGGCTTCTTTTACCTGATCGGCAGTAAACAGCTTGCCGCGCGCCACTCGACGAACGCGACCAAGATTGCTAACCTCATAAACGCCTTCGTAGCCAAGAACCGGTTTCCATTCTTCCATAGGGTGCCTCCTTCAATGTTGATGCAGTCTAACCCTATAGTTGTTTGGAGTCAATCCTGATGCAGACGCCCATCCTCGGCTCCGCGTACGTAGCCCGCAGCGTCAACGCTGCGGACAACCGTATGGTCAATCTCTTTCCAGAGATCGTGCCGGAGGGCGGCAAGCAGCCTGCGTTCCTCCAACGCGCCCCCGGCCTGCGTCGGTTGGCGACGGTGGGCCTTGGTCCTATCAGAGGACTGCACGCCTACGGCAACTACGCCTACGTCGTGTCCGGCAACGAACTCTACCGCATGGACCCGGCGTACAACATCGTGCTGCTCGGCACGGTCGCCAACGACGGTCCGGTGTCGATGGCCGACAACGGCATCCAGCTCTTCATCGCGTGCAGCGGCCCCAGCTACATCTACAACAACAGCACGCTGGCGTTTGGCCCGATCACCGACCCGGACTTCCCCGGCGCACTGACCGTCTCGTATCTGGCTGGCTATTTCGTCTTCATTGAACCCAACAGCCAGAAGGTGTGGGTTACGCAACTTTTGGACGGCACGTCGATTGACCCGCTGGACTTCGCTAGCGCCGAAGGCGACCCGGACGGCCTGATCTCGTCCATTGTGGATCACTCCGAAGTGTGGCTTTTTGGCACCAACTCGGTTGAGGTCTGGTACAATTCCGGTGCGGCCGCGTTCCCGCTCCAGCGCATCCAAGGCGCGTTCAACGAGATCGGCTGCGCCGCGACGTTCTCGGTCGCCAAGCTCGACAACGCCCTGTTCTGGCTGGGCGCTGACGCGCGCGGCAAGGGCATCGTCTACCGGGCCAACGGCTACACGGGCGTGCGCGTCAGCACGCACGCCGTCGAGTGGCAAATCCAGCAGTACCCCAACATCGCTGACGCCACGGCCTACACCTACCAGCAGGACGGTCACGCCTTTTACGTGCTGTCGTTCCCGTCCGCCAACGCGACGTGGGTCTACGATGTCGCGACACAGGCGTGGCATGAGCGGGCGGGCTTCAACGATGGGGCCTTCACCCGCCAGCGGGCGTCCATGCAGATGTTCTTCAGCGACGAGACCATCGTGGGCGACTACCAGAACGGCAAGCTCTACGCTTACGATCTGGCGCTGTACGCCGACGACGACCAGACGCAGCGGTGGCTGCGCTCGTGGCGGGCGCTGCCGACCGGTCAGAACAACCTCAAGCGCGTCGCCAACCACACGTTGCAACTCGACTGCGAGTCGGGCGTGGGCCTCAACGACGGGCAGGGCAGCGACCCGCAGGTTATGATGCGCTTCTCTGACGATGGTGGGCATACCTGGAGCCGCGAGCGTTGGTCCTCGATGGGGGCCATCGGCACGTACGGCAAGCGCGTGTTCTGGCGCAGGCTGGGCATGACGCTGAAGATCCGCGACCGCGTGTACGAGATATCCGGGACGGACCCGGTGCCGATCTACATCATGGGCGCGGAGCTGATCGCGAGCGGCACCAATGCTTAGCGACAGCCAAATCCCGGCCCCGCGAGTTCCGATAACCGAGAAGGAAGGTGGGCTGATCACCCGCGAATGGTTTCGGTTCTTCAACTTCGTCTACGAACAGATCTTGCGGCTGACCTCGTTTGCTTACGGGACGTTTAGCGGGTTTG